AATTAATTAAGTGACCGTTTTAGTTTTTACATATATAATGGGAAGTTTAATATGTTTACATACAAAGCTGAAATTAAATCAGGACCTTTGCTCGAGGTCAAATATTATAAATCAATTCGTAAACGCAGCAAGAAAAATCTTGCTCGACAAATCAATCAATCAAAATCAAGTGAGAAGCAAGCCAAAGCAAACCGTATCAGAGGAGAACAACACACACAGAGGCTTATCCTCTGCAACTTCTCTGAGGGCGACTGGTTCGCAAGATTCTCCGCTCCGTTTGGTAAATTTACCGAAGATGAATTTGAGAGGGTTGTATCGAATTTTTTTAAGCGAGTGAAACGCAGGACAGATAAGAAACAAATCAAGTTTAAATACATCGGCTACTGCGAATGTGGCAAGCTCGGAAAGAATTGGCACTTGCATATTGTGATTGAGGATTGCGTTCGTGAAATCTTAATGGAGTGTTGGCCATGGAAAAACGGAAGAATTTTCGTTCCGCTCTACCAAGACGGAAACTATGCCGACCTTGCAAAGTACATCCGCAAAGATGTCAGCGGAAAGAAAAGATTAAAAACATCAAGAAATTTAACAAAGCCTGAAATCAAAGTGACAGAAGGAAAAAAGAGAGAATATCGAAAGCTTGAACGAGGTGAGGCTTTGCCTTGTCCCGAAGGATATTATTTTTATCGTGACGAAATGTGGATAAACGACTTCACGGGTGCGTCTTTTCATTTTACTTACTTGGCCAATAGCCATAAACACAAGAAAATCGGAGGTGCAAGGATTTGAGAGATACAACAAGAGATTATACAATTGCACAGTTTAGACTTTATGCCTCTCTTGGATTTCCAAGCAAAGCACAGGTTGTAGCTGACAAGACAATGCACCGAGCATTACAACTTGACCTGCTTGCTGTGGCAGACACACTTAATGCCTTGACCAATAGCGGTAAAGACTACATCTGTCAAGCTGTCAGCGCTGTTTACTTTGTTGCACCAACAAAACCGTTGCACAAAGGTGAAATAAATTTGAGAGTGACCAAGTTTGCTGTCAATAACTATACAGACGAACGCACGGTGTTTCGCTGGCTCAAAGAGGCACGATTGCTTTGTGCAAAGCTTCGTGGGCTTAACGTTTGTACATATTGCACAAAGAAAGATGTCAGTAGAAGCGATTAAACCTGTTGTAAAATTAAATTGTAATGATAAAACGAAAAGTAACTACGGACTGGATCGTCCGCCAAATCCGTGAGGGCAAGGCATATAGATTTTATTTAACAGCTGACTGGCGAAAAATTCGAGATGCAAAAAAAGCGAAAGAACATTACGAATGCGAACGCTGTCGGGCTGTGGGTAAGTATAGCCCTTGTGAAGCCGTGCATCACAAGCTATACCTCAAGGCAAGACCTGACCTTGCTCTTGATATCAACAACCTTGAATGTCTTTGTAAGGATTGCCATTACAAGGAACATCACAAATATGAACCAAAAAAATTAAAAGATGAGTTTGCCGAGAGGTGGTAAGTCGAAAAAAAAGACATACCCCCGGGTAAAAAATCGAAAAATTCTGAGGTCAATGGATAACGGTGTAAAGGCACGACAGTTTGGTCTCGCGCACGCACACGAGAAATTTTTGAGAGAGGAGTAGTATAAATGGCACAAATTAAAATTGCAGAAATCAAAGACAGCTTAATTGAGCAACTGACTTTGAAGGGGGCAAACATTGAAGTCTATAGAGATTTAATTGACAGCTATATTTTTTGCACGAAGCTTGAGCGTAAAATGCAGGCGGACATCCGCAAAAATGGCTTGACATACAAAGCTATCAGCGCCACCGGTAAAGAATATATGAAGGACAATCCCTCAGTAAAAAATGCCGTGATGTACAACAAACAGCGCTTAGCGATTCTCTCACAAATGGGGTTGTCGATTGACAAAGTTGAGAGTGAATCTGATGACGAACTGTAAATACCTTGACGATTACATAAAGCAAGTAAAAAGTGGTCAATATCGTGTATGCAAAGAGCAAATACAGCTTGTAAATTTCATAGAAAAAGTATTCGAAAATGAGCAAGTCTATGTTGACAATGAGCAGGTTGAAAAGTATTTTGCTCTACAGAAATATTTTCCATACGAATTATTTGCATGGGAAAAGTTTTGTTTTATTCTGCATAATTGCACATATTCCGCACCGGGTGTATTAAGATTTCCCGATTTAGTTTGTGTGGTCGGGCGAGGCGCAGGAAAAAATGGCTATCTTACATTTGAAGATTTTGCTCTGCTCACGCCTGTCAACGGCATACGCAATTACGATATTGACATTTGTGCAACATCAGAAGAGCAAGCAAGCACAACCTTTAATGACATCTACGAAATTTTGGAAAACAATTCTACAAAAATGCAGCGGCATTTTAAGTGGAACAAAACAGAGATTACAAACATAAAGACTAATTCAACAATCAGATACAGAACTTCAAACAGCAAAACGAAAGACGGAGGCAGACCCGGTAAAGTCGACTTTGATGAAAAGCATGCATACGAAAATTATAAGCTTATTGATGTTTTCACAACAGGCTTAGGTAAAAAAGCTATGCCACGCAGAACAACAATTACAACCATGGGAGAAGTTCGGGACGGACCACTTGACAACGAGCTTGCCGCCGGTCTTGAAGTGTTGAATGGTGATGCACCTGACAACGGCACTCTTTATTTCATATGCAGGTTAGATAATGAAAAAGAGGTATATGAGCAAGAAAATTGGTACAAAGCAAATCCGTCGTTGCAATATTTTCCAAACCTATTGAGAGAAATTCAAAAGGAATTCGAGGATTGGAAGCGTGATAAGGTAAACAATTCATCTTTTATGACTAAGCGTATGAATATCCCAAAAGGCACAGAAGCCCATCCTGTTACCTCATGGGAAAATATCAAAGCAACGAACAGGCCTCTCCCCGACCTTGAAGGTAAGCCGTGTGTTTTTGGCATTGATTACACAAAAACTACTGACTTTTTGGGAATTGGCTTAATGTTTTTGATTGACGGCTCAATCGCATGGAAGCCGTTTTCGTGGTATTGTTCGCAATCCGCTGATTTAGGCAGAATTAAATTTCCTTATGCTCAACAGCCTGATTTACAAAGGGTTGACGGGGCGGAAATACCTCCCGAAATCGTAGCTGACTGGTTGAGAGAGCAGAAAAAGCATTACAACATCGTCGGCGGAGCATTGGATAGTTACCGATACACTTTGCTCAAAGAACCGTTAATGCAGTTAGGTTTTGAGTGTGACCGTAAAGGACGAAATAATCTCAAATTGGTTAGACCGTCAGATAAAATGCTTGTAGCTCCTCTGATTGCTTCGGATTTCGCTAATCATCGTATTGTTTGGGGTGATTCGGCACTTATGCGCTGGTACACGAACAATACATCGGCAATTGAGGATAAAAACGGCAATATCATATATGGCAAAATCGAACCAAAATCACGAAAAACAGATGGATTTATGGCATTTGTCGCAGCATATACACAGCTTGATTTGTTGAAGCAAAATCAGCCGATGACGGTTGATGAAATCGAGAATTGCTTTAACGCAATTGTATTTTAAAGGCAGGTGAAAAGATGAAAGTGATAAACTGGGTAAAAAATCTCTTTAAAAAAGATGCCGTTGCAGCGGAATTTAACGAGGACGGCTCGACAGTTGATGAACAGAGATTCCACTTGACAGAACTTGCCTTATTTACAGCGATTGATTTTATCGCTCGAAGTTTGGCAAAATGTGAATTTGTGACGGTAAACAATAACCGAGAAAGTCGCAAAGCTGAATACTATCTGTGGAACTATGCACCTAACAAACATCAAACAAAAATCGAGTTTTTTACACAAGCTGTGGCTAAACTGATTTTTGACAATGAGCTTTTAATTGTTGAAACTGCCGATAATCAGCTTATGATTGCTGATAGCTTCTCGAGAACGGAACACGCTTTGATTGACGACACATTCAGCGGCGTTACTTGCCGAAATTTTACATATCAGCGCATTTTTCCTGAAAGTGAGGTAATTTACCTCAGATATAACAACTTTGCTCTTAACGGCTTGTTATCGGATATGTGCAACACTTACGAGCAGTTAATGTTATCAGCTCAAGAAAGATATAACAAAGCGGTCGGTCACAAAGGCATCTTAGAACTTGATAATTATAGCTTTGGTGATGAAAATTTTGCCGAAACCTACAACAAAGTTTTGTCAAAGCAGTTTAAAGCGTTTTATTCAAATAAGAACGCTGTTATGCCTATTTACAAAGGCATGCATTACACCGAGCCGTCAACCGATGCCGGAAAGACTACGAACAGCGAGATTAACGACATTCAAAAGTTGAAAGCGGAGGCATACACGATTGTTGGCAATGCTTTGCACATTCCGCCGGCAATTTTAAGCGGTGAAGCATCGCAATTGTCTGATGCAATGGATTGCGCTATTGGTAATGCAATTGATCCGATTGCAAATATGTTTGAGCAAGAGATTACAAAAAAGAGATTCGGCGCTACCGAATTTAGCAAAGGCAATTATTTACTGATTGACACAACAACAGTCAGACACATTGATGCCGTAAGTCAGGCGAACAACCTTGATAAGTCGATTGCAAGCGGTGTGCTGACACCTGCGCAGGCTCAAAAATATTGCAACATGCTCCCTTGCTCTGAGGCTTGGGCGCATACATATTACATTACTAAAAATTACCAAACAATAGCAAATGCTTTGAAGGGTGGTGAATAGAATAAATGAAAAGTAGAAATTACAACATCAAGCAAATTGCAGACAATCAGAGTGTCTTGCAGATATATCTTTATGGCGAAATTGAGCCGAGCTACTTGAACATTTGGGGCGACCTCGTAGAATCCAAGACAAGCGCCGAATATATTCGCAAGGCAATCGAAAAAGCCGAAACAATTAACGGCATTGAGCTCTATATTAACTCAATCGGCGGTTATGTCGACGAGGGCGTGTCAATTTACAATTTGCTCAAACGGCAGAGTGTGCCGGTCACTGCATACATTGACGGTATGGCTTGTTCAATCGCCTCCGTTGTCGCAATGGCGGCTGACAAGATTGTAATGCCGTCAAACACAACAATGATGATCCATCATGCAATCGGCGGTTGTTACGGCAATGCGAAAGAGCACAGAGAATTTGCAACTCAGCTCGACAAAATCAGTGAAGCAAGTACAAATTCTTATCTTGTACACGCAGGCGATAAGCTCACGAGAGAAACCCTCGAGCCGCTTCTTGATGCTGAAACATTTTTGACGGCAGAGGAAGCCTTCAATATCGGCTTGTGTGACGAAATTCTTGATCCGGTTGACTTAACCGAATCAAAAGAGATTGTTGACGATGCACAGCAAAAGAAGAATCCAAAAGCAAAACAGGCAGCGGCAGAACTTGCAAAAATGCTTGGTACAAAGCCTGAGCCGCCTGAACCACAGACACCACCCGAGCCAAAACCGAAAAATCCCGAAAAAAAGGATAGCTTTGGCTTTATTGAAGAGTATTTCAAAAACAAAAATTATTTATAAAGGAGATTAAAAAAATGAAGAATCTTGACGCGATTAAGAACGCAAAAGCAAAGTTTGCGCAGAACTTGAAAACTGCCATTGATTCCAAAGATGAAGCAAAAATGACCGAGGCGCTCAATGCCTATGCTGATAGTATTCAGCAGTCAATCATTGAGGTCGCACAGGAAATTGGCGAAACTGCCGATAACACAATCCTTGCCAAGAGAGGATTCAGACAGCTTACAAGCGCAGAGCAGAAGTTCTACAACAATTTTGTAACAGCGGCAAAATCTGCCGATGTTAAGCAGGCACTCACAGGTCTTGATGTTACAATTCCTCAGACGATTCTTGACACCGTGCTTGAGGACATTACCAGCAATCATCCTCTGCTTGATGCAATCGGCATCGAAAACACATACGGCTCTGTTAAGGCAATCTTTGCCACAGACACAAAACAGCTTGCTGCTTGGGGCGCTTTAAACTCAAAAATCACACAGGAGCTTGCCGGCACAATTCAGGAAAAGGACTTCTCAACTTCAAAGGTAAGCGCCTTTGTTCCTGTTCCGAAGGATATGCTCGACCTTGGCGCTACATACATTGACGCATATGTCCGCAGAATCCTTGCCGATGCACTTGCATACGCATTTGAGGATGGCTTCATCAACGGCGACGGCAATGGCAAACCGATTGGTATGCTCAAAGATCCGGAAGGAGCAGTAAAGGCAAACGCTTACACCGAAAAGACAGCAACAAAGCTCACAAGTCTTGATGTGAAGTCATATATGGATGTTGTCGCAAAGCTTGCAAAAGGCAAGGGTGGTAAGACAAACAACATCACATCGGTTGACCTCATCGTTAATCCTGTTGATTATCTCACAAAGATTATTCCTGCGACGACTGTGCTTGCCACAGACGGCTCGTACAAGAACAACCTCTTCCCCTTCCCGACGAATGTTTATCCGTCTGAAATGGTTACAGAAGGTACTGCTGTAATCGGTCAGCTTTCAAGATATAAAGCCTGCCTCTCAACAGGTAAGGAAGGTAAGCTTGATTACTCTGACCAGTATCAGTTTCTCGAAGACAACAGAGTTTATCTTATTAAGGCTTACGCAACAGGCTTTTCGCTTCATACGAACGATTTTATTAAGCTCGATATTTCAGCGCTCAATCCTGCTGAAATTAAGGTAACTCTCAATCAGGCAACAACAGTTTAATTTATCACGGAGGTGTTGAACAATGGGAATTATAAGCGATGTAGTTAATATGCTCGATTTTGACCGTGAGCACATTGAAACAGATGAAGGCACAAAGTCAAAAATTGAACTGATTATAGCCAATGGAAAACAGCACCTCCGTGATTATAACCCTTTGCTTACTGATGAGGATTTTGAACGACCGACAAGGGCAAGAAGTTTGTTGTTTGATTATTGCAGATACGCTTACTCGAACGCTGTTGAAATGTTCGACCATAATTTTGAAAGCGAAATTTTGAAATTAAGGCAGGAATACGAGGTGCGAATGTATGACACTGAAGAATAACATTGATTTTTTGACATTTAATGACGGACTTGCAAAAATCTACGAAACAGACGAAAACGATGACGTTATTGCCGACAGCTTGAAAAAGTATCGTTTCGGCAATGAAAAAATCGGTGTAACTCGTTTTTACGGAGCAAAACAGAACGACATTGAATTGTCAAAAGTTATCCATATTCACAAAGATGAAACTTTGAGAACGGATATGGCGGTCATCATTGACGGCACAAGGTTTAAAATCGAACAGATACAGCATGATAAGAGCAAAAATCCCCCTTGCTCGATTTTGAGCCTGTCGCAGAGGGGGCTGTATGAGGGTGGTGCAGATGTTTTTTAAAAACTACGATGAATTTGTCGAACTCATTAAGTCTTGTGGCATTAAATGCGTTGAGGCAGATTACAACAAATCAACCCCTGCACCCTATCTTGTCTATTTTAAAGACGAAGAAACAGGAATTTACGCAGACGGTGAATTGCTTTTGAAAAATGCAAAAATCATCATAGAACTCTACACAGCGAAAGATGACCATGCAAGTGAAACAAAGTTTGAAAAATGGATGTCTGAAAACGGTTTAGGTTGGAAAAAACCGAACCGAGCGTGGGACACAACGAATAAACTTTGTGTAAGCTATTACAATTTGGGCGTGACTTTCGATGAGTAATTACAAAAAAGTCGGTATTGACCGAATCGGTGATACTTTATCAAAAGAACTTGCAACCTATTCGGCTGATATCCAAATGGGCGTGCGGTTGTTGGTTGATGAAAAAGCCGAAGAACTTAAAAACGCAATCAAAAAAGAAGCACCTGTCGGCTACAGAAAAAAATATCGCAAATCGTTCAGAATAAAAATCACGAACGAAACATTCAGGTTTTACGAAAAAACAGTTTATGCGGAAAAACCTGAGTATCGGCTTACACACCTCCTTGAAAAAACTCGTAAAAAGAGAGGTAAAAAAGGCGGAACGATACAACCGAAGATGCACATTGCTCCGGCGACGAAAAAAATACACGAGGAATTTGAAGCCGGAATAAAAAAGCTTATCAAATCATCGGAAGCTATGGGCGGCGGTGATTTGAGCGGTATAAAAAGAATTTAAAAACATAAGGAGTGCTTATTAATGAACAAAACTATTAGAAAAGTTGGTTATGCTACGCTGACAGAAAGCAGCACAGGCGAAATCACATACGGTAAGCCCGTGTGGTTTAAGTCTGATAAGGCAGGCGGCAGAAGTATCGGTGCTGAACCTATCGGCGATTCAAACACGATCTACGCTGACGGCTTGCCTATTATTGTAGCGAGTGCGAACGGCGGCTACACAATCAGTCTTGAGCTTATTTCAGCAGTCGACGACATCGAAAAAGATTGGTTCGGCAATGATGAAGCAACTGAGGGCGGTATCATCGAAAAGGGTGGCATTAAGGTAATGCCGAGATTTGCCCTCCTTGCAGCAAAGGAAACATACAAAGGCGACAAGCTCTACGAAATTGATACATATTTCGACTGCGTAGCTGCAAGAGCCAGCAGGAACGACAAGACATCAGAAGGTAACTTCGACCCACAGTTCCCGACCTTTACGGTCACAGCAAAGCCACGTCCTGACAATGACTTTGTACGCTATACATCTTATGCCGACACTCTGCCCGAAAGCGTTGTAGTGCCGACTGTTAAGTCAAATCCCGGAACAGTATAATTTTAAAAGTAGGTTAAAACATGAAAGATACAGTTGTTATTAATGGTAAAGATGTTGAGGTTGAGGTTACGGCATATACAATGCTCATCTACGAGGACACATTCAAAGGCCACGGCTTTCTGCGTGATACCGACCGTGTTCTTGTTCCGAATCTCAATGATGTAAAATTTGGCACTGCTGTAAAGCTTTTATGGGCAGCGGCAAAGACGGCAGACGATACGATCCCTAACTTTAAGGCTTGGACAAAAGGAATCAGCATCAAGGACGCTATTTCAGCGATAGGTAAAATCGTCAATCTTGTTATTGACAGTCTTAATAGTGACAGCCCAAAAGCGACAGCGACAGCGACCTAAACGGAACTTTCCTGACGGCGAAGGAAATCTTATCCTATGCCGTCAGGTGTGGTCTGACTGTCGCTGATTTACAAAGATTTACAATAGGTTTTGTGTTGGATTATATCGAAACCTATTTTGCATTACGAAACAATAAAAACATTCACGAAGATGAAGAAAAATATCAGAAAATGAAATCTGTATTGCCTTTCGTTACAGAAAGATTTGAAAGTAAAGAAATCTCGGAAAAGCAGTATAGCGAGTTTATGAACCGATATAGGAAATTGGAGGACAGATATGGCATCTACGATTAAAGGTATTACCGTCAAAATTGCCGGCGATACAATAGATTTACAAAAATCCTTAAAAGCTGTACAGTCCTCATCGGCGAGCTTGCAGAGAGAACTGACTGCAATTAATAAGCAGTTGAAATTTGATCCTGAAAACACTGTTTTGCTTACCCAAAAGCAAGAAGTGCTAAAAGAACAAATTGAAAATAGCAAATCTGCCCTTAAAAAGTTACTTGATGTACAGGATCAGGTCGAAGAACAGGCCAAAAACGGCGAAATCTCAACTGAACAGTACAGAGCCTATCAGCGTGAAGTTGAAAAAGCGAAAAGCAAACTTGAAACTTTCACCAAACAGCTTGCGGAAACCGAGGAAAAAGCAAATGCGATAAACCTCGAATCTGCCCGAAATGAGATGTCAAAAACCGAAACAAGTGTTGACAAGACAGGCGACAGCTTTAAAAACCTTGAAAATAAATCAAATAAAACTGATTTATCCAAGGTCAAAAAAGAAATGGATGATGTTAAGTCATCTGCTGACAATCTCAAATCTGCTGTTGGTGATGCATTAAAAGAAGCAGGCGCAGCGGCAACAGCGGTCGGCGGAGCGTTGACCGGAACTGTCATAAGTGCAAACAGTGAAGAAAAAGCTTTAAATTCCTTGCAGGCTCAAACCGGCTTGACTACTGAAGAGTTGTCAAAATACGAAAGCGTTATTGACGAAATTTACAAAGACAATTTTGGAGAATCGCAAGAAGATATTGCGAATACCTTGTCGAAAATCAAGCAAGTTACTGATGAACAAAATCCCCAAAAGCTTAAAGACATGGCGGAAAATCTGTACACGCTTGAAGCAACTTTTGATAACTTTGATATCAGCGAAACTTTAAGAGGCATTAACAGTCTGATGACCAACATGGGCTTAACAGCTGATGAGGCTTTTGACTATATCGTAAAAGGTGCACAAAACGGCTTAAATTACAGCGGAGAACTCGGCGATAATATCGCCGAATATTCACAGATTTGGGGACAGGCAGGCTTTGATGCAGAGCAGATGTTTTCAATCCTCGAAAACGGCACAAAAAACGGTGCGTATAATCTTGACAAAGTTAATGATTTTGTCAAAGAATTTACAATTTCTCTTTCCGACGGAAGAATTGAAGAAAATCTCGGTAGTTTTTCAAAAGGCACGGGCGAAATTTTCAAAAAATGGAAGGACGGCAAAGCTACTGCATCAGATGTTTTTTATAGCGTTATCAGCGATTTAAAAAACACAAAGAACGAGCAAAAGGCATTAACTACAGCTTCAACGGTTTGGTCGGCTCTCGGTGAAGATAACGCAATGAAAGTTATCAAATCGCTTGGGAATGTCAACAAAAACTACAAAAATGTCAAAGGCTCAATGGAAAAAATCAAGGATATCAAATATGATGATGTCGAATCCGATTGGGCAAGTCTTGGCAGAACAGTGCAGACCGATGTCATTAATCCTATCGGAAAATCGCTGTTTCCGGAAGTCAAAAAACTTTGTAAATTTGTTGAAAACCATACTGACGATATTATCCCAACACTTAAAATTGTCGGCTCTCTCGTCGGTGGCATTTGGGTAGGCAAAAAAACAACCGTTGTTGTAAGCGGTGTACAAAGCCTTATAGGCGCATATAAAAGCCTTAGAATTGCTACAGAAACTGCCAAAATTTCACAGGAAGGTCTTAACCTCGCACAGAAATCAAACGCAATCGGCATTGTCGTAGGCTTAGCCGCTACGCTTGTAGGCTCCTTGTGGTCAATTGCAAGCGCAAACGATGAAGCCAAAGAATCACAGGACAAGCTCAACGAAGCGCATGAACAGGCTCAAGAAGAAATCAAAGAGCTGAAAGATGCCAATGATGAGTATGTGCAAAGTAAGAAAGATGCGGCGTCAGAGGTTGAAAGTGAATTTCAATATTATGACAATTTGTGGATCGAATTACAAGGCATTGTTGACAAGAACGGCGAAGTAAAAAAAGGCTATGAAGACAGGGCAAAATTTATCACAAATGAGCTGAGCAAAGTTACAGGTGATGAAATCACTTGGAACGGCAATGTTATTCAGTCCTATAAAGACCTTAAAGGCTCAATTGATGATGCACTTGAATCAAAGAAAGCCCTTGCTATGTTATCAGCTACAGAAGATGCTTATCAGACTGCTGTATCGGGTCTTGCAGGAGCGAAAACTGACGCAATAAATGCTTATGCCAAAAAGAAAAAAGCACAAGAAGAGCGCGACAGTGCAGCGGAAACCGCACAAAAATATAATACAGAAGGACTTAACAGAAACAAAAAAATAATCAAAATTGCGGGGTGGGCATTTGAGAATGGAAAAATCTCGCAAACCGATTATCAAAAATACCTTAAAGACGCACAGAATAAGCAGAATACAGCTAAAAACGAGCGTGCTTTATCATCATTTGGCGCGGCATACGGTGCTGAAAGTCAAAAAGCTAAAGATAACCTCAAAGAGAAAGAAAAAACTCTTAAGGAAGTTGAAAGCAAATATAACGAGTATCAAAGAAAACTCGTCAATTATAATAGCACGATTCAAAACTACGAAAACCTCACAGCGGCAACCGCAAAAGGTAACACCGAAGAAATTAAAGCCGCAATGTCGGATGTCGCGAACAGTATTGTTACATACACAACAGGCACTAAAGATGCTCTCGAACAGCAGGTCAATGATTTTAAGACAAATGCCGAGAATTTAAGGACAGCATACAAAGACGGTGTTGAAGGTGTCACAAAAGACCAAGTTGAAGAAGCCGAAGAGTTGCAGGAAAGAGCAGAAATCGAGCTTGCTAAATACAACGATATGTACGGCACGGTTGCCGCAATCGCCACGGGTAAAGCTGACGAAATCAACGCACAACAGCAGAAAATCAAAAACGGTTTTATTGATGCCGAAACAGGTTCAAGAGAAAGCCTCGAAAACCAGCTTGCAAACTTTACCGCAAACTATGAACTGCTAAAAACTGCAATGGACGAAAATCAACCGGGCGTAACTCAAAAAATGGTTGATAATGCAAAAGAGCTTGTAGATAAGGCAACCGTTGAGCTTAACAAACTCGAACCAAACAGCGAAGAAGCCGGTAAAGGCATCCCTGAGGGCACCAGCAAAGGTACGAAAGACAAAGACGCCAACAAAAAAGTTGATGATTCGTGCAAGTCGCTTGTCAATAGAATCTTTGATAATTTTTCGGGAGTTTATGACAAATTCTACGAAGAAGGCAAAAACTTAGTTCAAGGCTATATGGACGGTGCTGGAAGCCTTACCGATAAATTATTTAAGTCGGCAGGAGGACTTGCAGAATTAAGTCTTAGTGCTATTCAGAAAACACAAGATTCACATTCGCCTGCCCGAAAAAGCCGAAAATTAGGACAAGACTTAGGACGAGGTTACCCACTCGGCATTAAAGACGAAATCGGAGAAGCAGAAAAGGCGGCAAGGTCTATGAGTTCAAGAACCTTGTCAGCACTTGAAGGTGATCCGATTCGAGCAATTAACGGCAAGTTTGCAAATATTCGCACGCAAAGTCAAAATGCGACAGTAAACGGTCAAATGTTGAAAGCTGTTACAAATTCGCCTACAATCGAGCTTAAATTCATAGGCGATGTCAACATCAATAATGATATGGATATTGATGATTTTAACCGCCGTGTATCAAATGCGATCATGCAGACACTTGTCTGTGAAGTATCAAAATGGGGAGGTTAAAGATGAGGCATAGTTTTACATACAACGGCATTGATTTACGGACATTGGGATTTTTTATAGCTACACCTCCCAAATATCAAATAGCGAAACGCAGTTTTGATTTTACCCCTGTCTACGGCACAAACGGCGGAGTGATTTCTGACAATGGTGTTTTCGATAATGTTGAAATGCAGATTGAGGTCAACAGTTATCCGTACATTGTGCCAAACGAAAGCAATGCAGAGCTTGTAAGAGCGTTTGCTGAATGGCTTACTGTTTGGGACGGTGAATATAAAATCTTTAGGAATTCATATAACCCCGGTTATTATACAAAAGCGATTTGCACAGGGGTTGAGCCAATAGAAGAAGTTGCACCTCTTTGTTTGTCAACAACAATAAATTTCAGCCGAGTGCCGTTCTGGTATAGCGATTTAGGACAAGAGATTATCCAGCCAAAATTGACCTCGACACAAACGGCGGAAATCAAAATTTACAACCCCGAAAAATACACAGCCGAGCCTTTCATCAAGATTATCAATAAAGGCACAAAAGTTAATCCGTTGACGCTGACGGTTAATGACGGTCAAACTTTAACAGTTAAAACATCATCGGATAAGGATTATATTGAGCTTGATTCCGAACAGCAGTCCGCTTCTTTCGATAACGGCACGAGTTTGGCGAACAATTGCATAAGTTGTACAGAGTTTCCAAAGCTTTTGCCCGGTTGGAATAAAATAAAACTCTCAGGGAAAAGCGCAAATGCGTTTACCGATATTGAAATTAAGCCGAATTGGAGAAGATTGTAATGTACCCTATTTTGTACAATATTGCTGACTATTACAAAAATTCAACACCATTGTTCGATTCTAACGGTTTCGGTTTTTTGGCTGAATGCACCGAGTTTTTGGTGACAATGGAGCAAAATGGCACATACAGCTTTAGTGCAAAAATTAAAAGCACAGATAAGCTTGCGCCCAAAATTAAAATAACCTCATATATTAAAGCAAAAGTAAACAATGTATCTGAACCACAGTACTTTTACATCACGAAAATAGAGGTCGATAAAAACGGTGATTTGACCGTATCGGGCGAACATGTGTCAAGAATGTTTTTTCAAAATGGCACAATTCCTCGTGCGACAGACGGTTCGATGTATGGCACACCGAAAGAATTAATTGACCACTTCATGCGAGATTACAGCCAGGTAGGGAAACCTCTGTATATGTGGTTTACGGAGGCCCCATATAAGTGGTTTAGTTTTAGCTCATCAATCACAGCCAAAAAAAGAATCTCCTTAGGCTATTCACAGGCAGTAAAGTTTGAGGACATTTTCAAAGACGATGACGAAGGGTTGATAAATCAGTTTGACAGTGTTTTGTATTTTAACAATTTTGATATTCATTTTGAAAAAATCAGTACAGCAGGGGCGAAAAATGGCTATCGTATAGCTTTCGGCGCTAATGTGTCAGATTATAAGCAGACTGCTGAAATTGGCAACTACTATACACATGTTATGCCTTACGCACGATGCAACACTACGAATAATAAAGAAGTTGTCGTATCAAGCCCTGAACCGTATGAAACAGGTTTAAAACGGAGCATAAAAAACACATATTTGTATGATTGCACAAGTAAAATCAAAAAATATACTTTAAATCCAAGCACCGGCGAAAACTACGAAGAAGTCAGAGATGCCTTGCGGAATGCCGTTGCCGATTATAACTATTCAACAGAACAGACAGCGGAAACCCTGAGTATAAGGGTAACTCTTGAAAACGAGCTCACTAAAATGCACGCAATCAAACTTTATGATGAAGTGACGGTTGTAATGCCAGACGGCACGAATTTGAACCGAAGAATTTCAAAAACGGTCTACGATAGTGTATCTCAGAAATACAAAGAAATTACAATCGGCGACTTAAGTATGTCAATGTCTGATTTGCTCAAAATTCAAAGGAGGTTTAGAAGATAATGGCAATTAGCATAAAACATAAATCAATTACAATTGATGTAAATGACCGCAACGCACCGAATATTGTTGCAATTGCAAATGTAAATGACAAAGCAGTCCGCTATCTCGATGTAATGTTGACGGCCAGCGGTGAAAAATTGACCTTTGCAGACTGCACAGTAACTGCAACCTTTGCGACGGACGGATATTTAATTTCAGATTCAGTCGCTTGCACACTGAACAGCACAGCGGATGTTATTACTGTTCCGCTCGAAAATTTCAAGTCTATGTCGGGCTTCTTGGCAATCGAAATTAAGATTGCAAATGGCGAAACGCAGGTGTTAAATACTCCGCTGACCTTAAAAGTTAAAGTCACACCGAGCCTCGCTGAGAACAGCAAGATAGATAGCGAAAGTGCTGGCAGTTTTGCCGAAATCAGCCGAGAGGTTGCCACAGCAAGAGGCGGTCATAATTCACTTGGAGCAAGGCTTAACGGGATTGATTCGTCTGTTTCTGACAAAGCTGATAAAAGCACGGTCAGTCAGTTATCAGCACGAATGCAGACGGCAGAGAAAGCTCTTACAGGCAAGGCAAACGCAACAGACGTAGCCAATGCACTTAAACCAAAAGAAGACAATTCAAACAAAGTGAGCTCCAAAACGGACATTACAGACAGCAGCACTAATTATCCGAGCGTTAAATATCTGAACGATTTCTATTACGACGCAAACGAAGCCTACTCATCAGAAGAAACGGACAAGCTTCTTGCAACTAAATACGATTCGTCAAATATCGAAAGCGGAACATCAACGCTTACACCATACTCAACCGTTGCAGATAAAATCAAAAGTGCAAACTGTACATATAAGACGATTGGTGACATCGTAATCGTCAGTGCAACGGTCAAAATGAACGCAGTATCTCTTAGCGGCAATAACATGTGTCCGCTGATTGATTTGCCGTACAAATGTATTTCCGAGGACAATGTTTTTTGTGTTGGTATTTCAAACCTTGGCAAGCTCTTTAAATTTGCCATTCCGAAAAATAACACTTGGCTACAGTTTTCAACTCAGGATAAGACGGCTTACACATTTGCAGACGGCGAGCAAATTAATGTGATTTGCTTGTACAAAATTAAATAACGGAGGTATGAAAAATGGAACTTAAAGAAAAAATCACACTCGATATGCTCACGAAGGACAGCGTGTCGGTACTCAGACAGCAGTTTTTGACCTTTAACGGTGAAGAAATGCAGGTAGGCGGTAACATCCGCAACGCATACATGAACAGCAAGACGGGCAGAGAACAGCTCAAAACGGTGCTGTCTGATGAATATTACAATGCCGTCATGGCAGTTTGGGGCGACAATCCAACCGTTGACGAGCCTGTCGAAAGTGAGATTGAAGTAAAATGACACCCGAAGTAATTGTATCGGTTATATCGCTGTTTGGTACTTTAGTTGGCACACTTGGTGGCATTTGTGTAAGCAACCGAATATCAAACTATCGAATCGAACAGCTCGAAAAGAAAGTTGAAAAACATAACAATCTCATTGAGCGCACATATGCGATTGAACAGCACAATGCGGTTGTGGACGAAGAAATTAAGGTTGCCAATCATCGGATTGAAGACCTTGAAAAAAACAACGAAAGGAAAGAATGAAAATGAAAAAGATTTTTACCCAAAAATGGGCAAAAGCAACAGCCGTCAGAGCGATTAAGACTGTTGCACAGACTGCTATTGCAACAATCGGTGTGTCTGCCGTGATGACAGATGTAAACTGGGTTGCGGTAGGCTCGGCATCTCTGCTTGCAGGTGTGTTGTCGATACTTACATCAGTGGCAGGTTTGCCCGAAGTGAACGAAAGCGAGGAATAATTATGAGTAATTCAAAACTTGTTAATTACACTAAATTATCACCAAATCACAGCGGTAAGCGTACACACAGCATTGACCGCATTACTCCGCATTGTGTAGTCGGTCAGTGTAGCGTTGAAACGCTCGGAAACATTTTTCAGAACACAGCCTGTGAGGCAAGCTGTAACTACGGAATCGGCTATGACGGCAGAGTGTTACTCTGTGTCGATGAGAGCAACCGCTCTTGGTGTAGTTCATCAAACGCAAATGACCAGCGTGCAGTTACAATTGAATGTGCAAGCGACACAGTAGCTCCGTACACCATGAACAGTAAAGTGTACAACAAACTTATTGCACTTTGCGTTGACATTTGCAAGCGTAACGGCAAGACTAAACTGCTTTGGTTTGGTAACGAGGACAAGACTTTAAATTATTCGCCGAAGTCGGGCGAAATGGTCTTGACTGTACACAGGTGGTTTGCTAATAAATCTTGCCCGGGCGACTGGCTCTATAACAGGCTCGGCAATCTTGCAGACGAAGTAACCGCACAACTCGGCGGTAAAACATCAAATAAGGAGAATGAGGAAATGATTAAATACGGCGCACACAATACGGCAACACTTGCTTTTAAGAAGCAGTTGATTACTTTGTACAACATGAAAATTATCAAGACTAAGGTTGATAACTCGAACGGTTTCGGTGACGGTACACTGAAAGCTGTAAAAGAAGCACAGAGAGCAGGTAAGGTCACAGTTGACGGCATTGTCGGCGAGAAGACAATCAATGCTATCTATCATCTTATCAATGATTGCAATTGGGCTAAAGATAAAAAAATTGCAAATGCAAAAAAGGCACTCAGCTGATTAAAACCTAAAGGACATTCAACACATAATTGCAAAAAAATCCCCCTCACTCGCTTTTT